ATATACAAATGCAGTTGCTCCACTTAAGTCATTGATACTTCCGTATTTAATAGAACTCATATCTATACCACCTCTGTTTATCTGATAAGAATTTTTTTGTTGTCTTCCAATTTTTCTATCAGACTCTTTAATGTTTGACGGAATTACTCCATTTGCATTTGAAACTAAAGTGCCGGGTACTAAAATATCTACATCACTTTCAATTATTTCTTCTCCCGTAGCAACCTTACCTGAAAGTGTATTCATTAATTCAATTACGTCAGCATCGGATTTTGTAAATTTCACTCCAAAGTTTAAACCTAACTTTTTAGCAATATCTTGAAAAAATTTAATAATTTTATTTTTTTGTGGTTTATTTAACCTAGTATATTCTGAAGCCATTATCCCCATTAATTCTGCCAACCCTTCTTCACTCTGTAAGTCAGGGTCATTGTCATAAGCAGCAACAAACTGGTCAATTCTAATAGCTAATTTATTATTTTTAGGTAACGCTTTTCTAACCGATTTCATCATAGATTTAGCCATGGCTTCTATTTCAGGTTCAGAAGATAATTTGTTTACAATTACTGCATGAAATACCTCATGTGGAACTGTAGATTCTTTTGCAGTCTCTAAATTTACATGTATTATATTAGCTTTTTGGTCAAAATATCCCTTTCCAGCAGGTGCGTATTTCTCAAACTCTGTTTTAGAGTCATGTAAAATAATTTTTGTATTAGGTAATATGCCTTTAATAGATGTTGCTGCTTTGTTTGCTAAATCCACAGTTATATTAGCTATGTTGCCTCGTGACTCTGGAGCGTTGTCCGTGTTGATTACCAAGTTATCTGATATAACTTCAGTGGTTTTAGGTGCTGTGTCACCAAAAAATATTTTGGTAGCATTAAGTTTTTTTGTTGGAGTTGGTTCAGCAAACACTTCATCTAAAGTTTCTTCAACAACATCCTCGCTGACAGGTTTTTCTTTTAATCTTTCAAGTTGAAAATTTATATCTTCAATTTCTTTTAAATCATTTTTTTTCAAGTTTTCATCAATTGTACCTGTAGCCTCTTTAATCTTTTGTTTTTTAACTAACAAATTCATTGCCATTAAATATGAAGTATCATCTAAATTTTCGGGCACAGACTTTGACAATCCTATTGCTAAGTTATAATCTGCTTTAATTTGTTTGGCTTGCTCAGTGGTTATCTCACCTGAATTTATTTGTGATTTTAATTTATTAGTAAATGCAGTTTCACTTATGTTAGGGTCTTTTTTTATTAGCTGAAAAGCTGCTAATTGTTGTGGTGTTAATTCATTAAATGATTCATTACTGTAAGCATTAGATATTGCTTTAGGCACTCCTAATATAAAACCTCCAACCGCTTCTTGTGCTCCTGCATATAAAGCATCTAAAAGAAACTCAGTTCCTGTATCGGGAGTTTCAAAATAATCTTTTTGTTTTAAATCATTATAAACCATTTTGACTACATCCTCAGTTATCTGTTGTGATAACCCTGTCTCAAATTCTGTAGCAGCTGCTCCAGTTACAGTTAATGCTGCTTTTACAGCAGGAGAGCTCACCTCTTCTAAAATATATTGCCTTAAAGTAGAAGGAGCTGCTCCTTTTGGAGTTCTACCTAATGCTTTAGCTAAAACTTTTTGAATTATACCTACGCTTTTTCCTTCAAATATGTTTCTAAAACCAATGTTTTCTAAAGCTGCAGATGGTATAGCAATAACAGATTTTAAAGTAGCTTTTTCACTTTCTGGTACATCGTCAAACATGGGGTTGTTTGCCATCTCTTCATCTACAAAACTTGCTGTTAAAGAATATAAATTAGCCAGACGTGTAGGTTGATTTGGAGAAACTAATGCTGGTAAGGATTCTATTAATCCATAAATAGCGCCACCCCAAAAACCTTCAGTTTTTGCAGCTTCGTATTGCTCGGACACTGATTTATTTGTCCACTCCTCCAACACATCTTCTCTTATTACATCAGAAATAGGAGCTAACTGTTTTCTGTTATCATCCCTTATTTTATCATTTATTATTTCAATAGCTGGTATTTTTTCAGTAACTTTTTCAGTCGCAAATGGAGCTGTAACCATACGTTCTTTATCAGAATCTTTATTATAAAATTCTTCTATTTGTTCAGTGGATAAACTTTCAACGTTAGATGGAGCGCCATAGCCAAATTCTTTTCCATATTTAATTAACTCATCCCTGTAAGCACTTCTCCCCATTTGTAATTCCAAGGGAATAAATTTAGTAGCCGCATCAATACTTAACTGTACGTTTTCCGATGCAATTCTTAAAGCTCCAGATTTTAACTTTTTTAATCCTAATCCACCTAAAGAGCCCTGCATTTCTTTCATAGCAAAATACTTCCCGGTGGCTTCGTTTAAATCTATTTCTTTTTGTTTAAATCCTTCTGTAGCATTTTCTAAATTTTCTCTAGCTAGGTTTTGTTGAATTATTCTTTTATTTAAATCTTTAATAAAAACTTGATTATTAGCTAATTCCTCTTCCGACATTCTTTCTACTTGAGTAATTTCTTTTTCTAATTCGGTAGAGTTTTTAATATATAAATCATAACCGTTTTGTAATTCTTGAGCCTCATTACTAAAAGCTTCATTGGTTTTTTTAAATTGCTCGTCAGATTCAAATTTTAATTTATTTTGTTTATAGCCAAATTCTTTTTTAATTATGTTTGTTGACTCTTTTCTATTGTCTACAATAAATCTTTTAAGGTCTTCTGCTTTTTGTGATTCATCTTGAAATAAACCTATATCAAATTTTTCTGTAACACCATTTCTTGCTGTTACTTTTATTTTTTGTCCTGTTATATCAGCCTCTTCAAATACAAAGCCTTGGTCACCATATAAATAATTAAGTTGAGGAACAATAAAACTTTCTTTTTTTTCTAATAACTCAGGGGTTATACCGCTTACACCCCCATTTTTTATTAGTGGGTCTTTATCAACAGCGTTTATGTATTTGTTAATTTTATCAAAAGACTTTGGTGGGGGAATTGTTTCTTCCACTTCTCGTTTTGTCGGCATAAGTTGCTCCGATAAACCATTTTCCAATTTTAAACCCGAATCTTCTGGTTCTGAAAAGTCTTTTTTTTTTCCAACTAATGACGCAAAGTCTTCAGAAGATTTTGTATAACCGTTAGATTGTGCATGAGAATACATGTCTTTAAAAACATCATCATTATTATAAAGAAGATTTGTAAATTCTTCTTCAGATTTTGTATACCCTTTAGACTGAGCAACGCCATATAAATCTTTTAATACTTCTTCCATATTATAAATCTGTATAATCTAAACTGTCTGTAACTGTTTTGTCTGTATCGTCAACCTTAATTATATTTTCTCTTATACTAGGGTCTACGGTTAGCATAATTTGTGCTGACTCTGCATCGCCTAATTTAGCACGCATTTTATTTTTAAAAAAATCAAAAGTGGCTTTTCTTTCACTAGCCGTCATGTTCTCTTTTGGTATTCTAACGGCAGATTCTCCAAAATCATAAAACTCTTCCCCTTCATACAAGACTTTAATGCTTCCGTTATCTTGAATAATATCAAAAGGTGATGTTTCAAACATTTTAACAACTGTGTTGTAATCATATTTTGTAGCAGCATTTGGAGGTGTTTCTGTTAACCATGTTGGAAACCATTTTTTAAATTCATTTTGTGCTGCTGCGTTACGTCTTTTCTTTTCACCTTCTTTGAGGTCCTTATCATCTTTAATCAACTCGCCAGAAAAAGATTTTACTTCTTCATCTGAAAATCCTGCCTTCTCAAGTAAGGAAGTTAATATTTCTTTTGAAGGTTGAAACCCAGAATCTTTTATAGCATTAACAGCTTGTTTTGCATTAGTAAAGCTAGCACCTTTATCAATAACAGTTCTAGCCTCTACTCTTGTATAATCAGCAGCACCTCTAAGCATTTGTTCTGCATTTTTTAAAATAATTTCTTTGGCTTTGTCGCTTTCATATAGTCTCCCTGATAAATCTTCATAAAATAAATATGGATTTTTGTCTTGTAATTTTTTTAATTCATTTTCTGGAATATACCCTCCAACTGTATAATCATTTATATCTGTCGTAGCATAATTAAATTCAACAACTTCATCGGTAAGGTTTCCTTTTTCATCAATATTATAAATTGTGTTTGCCATAGCAAACCCTCTTAATGCTGTGGGTTGTGATAACATTGCTTGAGCTGCGTTTTTCAATGCTGATTTACCTTCATTTGTTTGTATAAACGCACCAACTTCTTGCTTTCCCTGGGCAGTAGTAATGTCACGTTCACCTGCAAAATTTTTAAGTGTAGAGTTTATTGCACCCGCAGTATCATACTGGCCTTGAAACTTCATATTAACACCATTGAAATATTGATTTATCGGCATGACTTCATAACCGCCTTCTTTTCCTTCTCCTACTTTAATTAAACTAGCTTGATAAGAATTAGGGTCAAAAGCTATACTTACATTACCTAAATCAGAAAACTTTTGTATTTGGCTTAGTTTAAATAAATCGTAATCGCTTAATTCACCCGCTGCTTTTTTCTCTTCTATATCGTTAACCATTGTTGCGTACTTAGTCATAGAATCTACAGTCATAGAAACCTGAGAGTTTAAGTTAGCCATCAAGATGTCATAAGTTCTCTTATCTATATCTCCGTTATTAAATTGTTGATTTACTTTGGATGCAGATTGCATTGCAGCTTGTGATGTGTCACCAAAAAATCTATTGTATTCCTGGTTAAAACTTGTAGGCATTTTACCTAGAAGCTCTGCAAACTCACGACTTGTATTTGCTATGCCTGCTGTTTCATCAGCTTTCTTTTGTTCGTATGCTTTTAAATCGTCACTAAGACTCTTAGTAACAGTAGCCATGTCTATGCCTAAAGCATCCCCTGGTCTTAATCTTTCGTATCCGTAATATGACATATTATTTTAATTAAAAACCAAACCCAGAGCCTTTGCTATAACTTATGGTATCATTATTAGCTGTTACTCCTGACAAATCAATACCATCAAATTGACTGATATCAACTCCTGTGGAAGTGTTAAATTTAAAATCTTCAAAACCTTCAAAACCTGTAAATCCTTCAGATTTTTCACCTCCAAACAATCCTGAGGTTAAAATTCCTGTTACTCCTTTTACAGCTTGTTGCATACCTTGCTGCTTATTGTATTGGGCCATCATTGCTGCATCTTGCGCTGCTTTTTGAGCTCCTGCTGCCTCACCTAAATCTACAGTGGCTCTTGCTGTACCAAGTCTTGATTCTTCTTGCGCTGCTAATCTTTCTAACTGTGACATTTCCTTCGACATAGCCGCTCGTTGTTGAGCTTGTTGTTGTTGTTGAGCCATAAGAACTCTCCCAGCAACAGCACCTGCACCTCTCTGGTCACCTTCGACCCCTGCCTGTAAAGCTGAAGCACCTGCCTGAGCTAAAGCTTCTCTTTCTAATTCATAAGGTTCTTTTGCAATTGATAAACCTTTCATATAATTTACAGATAATTCTTTTTTAGCCTGAGCTGTCGCTTTAGCTGCAGCTGCCTGAGCTTTTTTCATTATATTTCTCTGTTTCTTTGCTTCACCAAAACTAAATATTGAACCGGCTATTTGTGCGCCAGCTGCTGCGAGAGGGATTAATAAAGGTCCTGCCATAATAATTTTTTATATTTACAAAGATACTAATTTTAAGGATAGCTTTTCATTACTTCCGATTCAACAGCAAAAAGCTCAGTGGAATTAGTGCTTTCATTTATAAGTGTAAATATACAATAATGACCAAGTAAACCATGAGATTCTGCAACTGAACTTTTAATATAAAGTATAAACGCATCTTGAGTTGTTATTGTTTTAGCACCAGTAATACTTGTGTCTATTGATATCTGGTTTATACCCGCTCGTATATTAATGTTAATATTTGTTATCTTTCCTCCTAAATTAATACTAGTATAGTCTGGTAGGGAAAAATATAAATAATCACCAATACTTACAATGTTTCCAATTTCAACAACTGGGTTAGTAGAAAAATTTAAAGTAGTTGTGTTTCCTACAGTTGTATAACTTGTCGACTTTCCTATCCCGTTAGCTGACCTCATAGCGTATTGTCCTGGAAGCGCTGGTACTTCTCCGGTTTGTCTTAGAAATGCAAAATAATCACCTTCTTTTTTAATAAACCAAGTGCTGTCAATAAATCCGTTTTGTTGTATATCAGTTTCTAGATTTGCTTGCCATGCTTCATTTGATTCTAAATTAATAGTTTTAAATATCTTATTCTCAAGTGGGTTTTGATTAAACACTGTTGTAATTTGAGAATTATATTGCTCTCCATAAAAATTATTTCTACTTCCATTAGCATTGTGCTGGTATAAATTACCACCATTAAATGTATAAAAGTATTGATTCATACCAAGCATATAATCAGGTATGTATGAATAAAACGATGGCCACCCTTTTGAAGTTTGACTATATGTTAAAGTATACTCCGTTTCTACCGGTGAAGGTATTGGAGGAACAACACTAGTCGGAGTAGGTGCTGTCGGAGTAGGCGTTGGAGTTGGAGTAGCTGTTGGAGTAGCTGTCGGCGCTCCAGGCGTTGGCGTTGGCGTAGGAACTGGAGTCGCAGTTGGCGTGGGAGTAGGAGATGAACATGCAACATTTTCACTACGTGCTTGTCCATTTTGTACAGTTGGTATATTACCATCTTTTACACAAACTTCATAGTCTGTGTCAGTGAACAAAGTACCGCTTTGTACTACATTACTACAATCCCTATAAGAATAATTACATGTCGTGGCACTACTAGGACACACTAAAACCCATTCTGTACATCCTGTTGAAGGAGTAGGTGTTGGAGTAGGAGGACCTGGCGTAGGTGTCGGACCTGGCGTAGGTGTCGGATTTACTGAACATGCAGCACTAGGCCCTACTGCTGTACCACCATTTACTATTGGAGTGTTTGGAAATAAAACACAAGCGTCTATGTCTCTATCCGGCTCAATTGTCCCGGTTTGAGTTACTGCGTTACAGTCTATGTATTCATAACTACAACCATAAGCACTTGTACTTGGACATAATAATTCCCACTCATAACACTGAACACTTATTGGCGTAGGCGTGGGAGTGGCTGTTGGTGTTACTGTTACTGTTGGTGTCGGTGTTGGTGCTCCAGGCGTTGGCGTTGGCGTAGGAACTGGAGTCGCAGTCGGAGTAGGTGTTGGTGTTTGGGTAGGTGCTATAGGAATATCGCCACAATCAGAAGAACAAGGGTCAAATGTTTCAAAGGCTGAACCAGATAAAGATGTTACAGTAACTACTCCTTCTTCGAGTACACAAGCCTCAACAATACTATCAGGCTGCATGGTATAGTTAATTAGTTGTCCATCACAACAATCAATTTCAAACGTACACTCATCTCCTACTGCTCCTATAGGACAAGATAATATATAAATGTTACAAGCCATCCGCTAAATATTGTTACAAATTTACGAATTTAAATGCAATGTCTTTTATATTGTTTTTTTCAATTAAAACAATTTAATATTTTTGATTTAGGAAATTTCCAAATCCAGTTTTGGAAATCTTCTAATCCTCCAGATAGAGTTACTGTGTCTCCTGTATCTAGCATAGTCATAACAAAAAATAGTCCATAACCTATGTGTTTGTTTATAAAAGGAACAGAAGAAATTTTTATAAAGTTAAAGTTACTGTCAAGCATTACTAACCAATGATTATACTTTCTTTCGTTATATATTTTTGTATGTATCGAATATATCAACTTATCTTCTATAATTATAGGAGAGGTTGAACCACCGGTTGTAACTTTAGAGAAATACATTTCATCTCTTGGAATGTTGTGTTTGTTGTCTGTATCTTCTTTATGATAAATTTTAAAGTATAATGTATCCCAATCCTCACATTTGTATATCTGCAAGGTGGGTGTTGTTGAATAAATAAAATAAAGCTCATCATCCTTTTCAAAAAATAACCAATTCTTTTCAAAGTAAACCTCTGGTCCAACCCCAAATTTCATCTTGTTATATTCGTCTATAACAACATCTCCTAAAAAAGTATATTGATAATCTAAAATAGCCATTTTTGTATTAAACTCGCCATCTATATACGCGGCACAAAAGTAATCTTTACCTTTGTATGAAAAATGTCTAAAGTCTTCAAACTTTGCTTTTTTACTGTATCCTGCTATAGGTAGAATTTTTGAGTTGATAACGTCAAAATCTTTATTAAACAAATACTCTGTTAAACTTCTACAATCACCAATCTCTTTCATAAACAAAGTCCTTTCTGTATTCTCATCATATCTTGATACACCTTTATATTCATCTCCATAAGGAAAAATTGTAAGGTTGTGTGTGACAGAGGGTCTTGTTAACGTATCTAACTTTTTTATGTCTTTGTTTTCTGCTGTTCTCCAAGTGCCCTCAAACATGTGGGTTATATAAATATCATCTCTTGTTACTTCAAAAGGTTTTGATGTTTTAAAAGCATTACTATGTATTTGGTTAGAGCCAAAGCGATTTATTGATAGACATACTGATTTATCTTTAGATACATCTTTTGTATAGTCTTGTTTTGTTCCAAAATAATCTATAACGTGTTTTGTAATTCTACCAGGCCCTGTGTTAACTATAGCACCTCTATCAACTGGGTTGTTCATTATATCTTGTATAACCTGTAACATAAGAGGATGATGTTTTTTAGAAGCTATTGCCCAGTTACATACGGAAAGAATTTTGTTATCTATTACATAGCCTATACCAAAAAAATTATCTTTAAAAAAACCTTCTTTAACAACGTTACCTTCTAAACCAAAAATTATATCTTGATAAGTTATCCAATCGTCCAAAGGTTGGTTACAAAAAGTATCTGTATCTACATAAACTCCTCCGTTTTCATAAAGATAACAGTACCTAAAAAAATCACTTATCTCTCCTTTACATGAAAGTGTACGGTAAAATTCATCATATGGTGTATTTTGAAACCATTTCTCCTTTTGTGTTTCATCAAAAAATAAAAATTCATAATCAGGGTTATGTTTTTTAAAACTATCAATCATGTAGTCATTAACACCAAACAAATCTAATGCTGTATAGATTATTGTTCTGGGTATCTCTCTAAATATTCTGTGTTTCTCAACGTTATCCCAAAAGTAAGAAGGTAAATTATCTTGTTGCTTTGTAGGGTATTCACATTTTATGTAATTTTTTTTATTAAAAACTATATGACCATTCTGATGTTGAACAACTAACATATTACTTGTTTTATCTAAACCTAACTTAAAATCTTGTTCTGTATCCCTTCCAAGATATTGATTTATAGCTTTACCAAACATAGCAGGGCCTGTGTAATCAAGATAAAACCTTTCCTCTTTACTTTCAACGTTAGATATAATTTTCTGTATTGCAATTTTAAGAGCAGGATGTCTTGGTGTTGTAGCTATAAAACCATTCCATAACCATTTTTTAGCCATAGGGTCATCTCTACAAACTATAAGGTTAACGTTTTGATTTAATAGTCCCCCCAGGTCTTCTAATAGTACTGTGTCAATATCTGAATAAACTCCTCCATGAATATACAAAGCACACAATCTAAATAAATCAGCTTTGAATGCACCAGGAACAAGGTCTATAAATGCGTTTACTTCTTTATGTGTAAAGTGTTGTTTAATAAATTCAAGACACTGTTTATCATCGTAAAAATTATAGGTAAAATCTTTTACAACCCATGTTTGCTGAGCTTGTTTCATACCCTCAGGTAATTCAGCTGTTTTAAATGTTTGAAATATTTTTTTTGGTATTAACATTTTAATAAATAATCACTATGACTAATTTGTTCAATTGAATAACCTAATTCAATAAAATCTTTATATAAGGTTTTGGTGTGTTCTAAATTAGCATTTCCGCTATGGTCAGCCCAACATTCTAAAACAATTATTGGTTTATATTTTTTTATTGTATTTAATGCTCCTTCTAATGCTAAGGGTTCATACCCCTCTATATCTAATTTTATAAAATCTAATTTATTTAATTTTAAATTATCAATTGTAATACATTCAGTTTCTTTATTTGTAGATGTAGGCATTATGTTTCCCATTGGGTTATTATCTAAACCACTTCCTCCTGGGTTGTTAGAAGTAATCCAATTAAATTTTATTTTATTATTGTTATTTGATAATGCTTTATTAAATGTTTTTACATTATTACATTTATTTTCTTTTAAGTTTTTACTTAATAATTCAAATGATGTATCTAAAGGTTCAAAACAATAAAGTTGTTTACATAATTTTGATAATTTAACACTATGTAAACCGATGTGACATCCTCCTTCAATTACAACCGAATTTTTATTTACATATTTCTCAAATATTTTATGTAAAAACTCTTCGTATATTTTATTTTTTTTTACAATATTACAAATAAGACAATCATCATATAAATGAAAGTTACAAGATTTATTATTATGATAATTTTCTAATTCAAACATTAAATAGGTATGACTAATCGTTCAGCCCACCCTTTAGATGCTGAATGTGCCCATACAATTATATTAGTTGGTTTTTTAGTATTTGATTCTACCGGTATATTAAAATTATCTTTATTTTTTATTAATTGATTTAAATGAGTTATATCTTTTCTATATAATTCTTTTTTCTTTTCATCTTCAAATATTATAGCACAAAATGTATAATCATTATATTGAAATTGATTTCCATGTAAATTTAATATATGAGAGAACTTAGGATGATACAATTCATCTTTTTTACCTAATGTTGGTATTTGATTATTTAAACATGATTGTCTAATAGCTCTATCACTGAATCTAATTCCACTATATTCTTCGTAATCCTGTAAAGTTCTTTCTTTACCAAGACCATAAACACCAAAATGTTTCTCATTACAAGGAGTACAAACTTCACCATCTACTCCTAATAGCTGTCTTACCCTACTATGTGTATGTGTGTTTTTTTCTACCCAAGTTGAATCGTCGTCCCAATGTTTTGTTCTACCTGTTCTTGTGTATTCGTGATAAGCAATTATTTCATTTGGATGAAATAAATCATAGCCATGAGTAAAAGACCTAACAGCAAGAGTTATTTCCTCACCGTGAAAATAAAAAGAAGGGTCATGCTGAACCTCTTCTACGTGTTTACCTGTTGTAAAAGCAAAATGTGCTGAATAAAATCTTGCCGGTAAAGGTTTGCTTGTATCTTCAATTGTATAAGGAAGGAAAAACACTACACCTTCAGGCGTAAATCTATCAAATTTCATTCCCCAAACTTCAGCGTTATCTTTAATGTTAAAATTATTTGGGTCGTATGCTGTTGCGTAAGTAGTAAGCAATGGCTTTTTATGCCCTGCTTCTTGTAGATTCTCATACATTTTAATCAACTTGACATCCCAATGTTTTACAAATCTGTGATGACTATCAAGTTGTAATGTATATTTTTCATTATTATATTCTTGCTGTATTAAATTACGTGCCCAACAAGCACCGTTTGTTTCAGTATAAGGTATATCTAATATTTTTACCTTTTTGTCTTTTTTATATTTACCTAAATCATCCCACTTATCTTCTGTTGAATGTTGCCAGGCAATACATACCATTATATTATTAGGGAATTTTGCGTTGTCAAATAATGAATCTAATGTAGGTACTAATTCTGGGTCACGGTACGCTGCAATTTGGATGAATATACTGTTTTTGGACATAGGCAATCTATTAGATTAAATTAAATTTAATTAAATTTATTAATTATAAACGAATTAAAAAAATATTAAAGGCTGTATAGGGTTTTTAGTTTTTGTATTTTTTGTAAAACCCAATCTTTTTTAATGTCATTGTATATTTTTTCAAGGTGATTTATAGAGGCTTGAGGTGTAACTATTTTTAAGCCTTGAATAATTGTGTATTCAGTTGTATTGTTGCTAACAAAAACATCTAAATATTTTCTTTTTTTTCTTTCACCACACATTACTACAAATTGATTTATAATATTTTTACCCCACACATGTCCTCCATTAATTTCAAGTGGTTTACCTAATTTAGAAATTAAATCTACCGATTCTGGAGTAATAGATACATCAACCCAGTTTTTATCATAATGCAAATTATAACCATTATAAAACTTAGACCACCCGCCTAAAATAATTACATTTCCACTGAGGTGATTGTTTACTTCTTTAATAAAATTTTGCATTTCTAAGGACATGATGGACAAGATGTTGGTCCTGCTGTTTTTACACCATTGAAAAATTCATAATAAGTAGAACCATCCTCTGACACGAAGATTGTACCTCTATCAAGCTCTGTACAACCTAAACCTGAATACAGTCTGGTTGCTGAAGCTACACTGTTAGCGTTAAAGTATTTAATACCGCTGCTGTCTGGAGGCACACAACAACCATTATAAAGGCCTGTGGAGAAACCTACTTCAATTGCAATACAAGCTCCAGGCGTTGGCGTAGGTGTAGGGCTAGGTGTTGGACTCGGAGTCGGAGTCGGTGTCGGGCCATCAGGCGTCGGACTCGGAGTTGGAGTCGGACTCGGAGTTGGAGTCGGACTCGGAGTCGGACTCGGAGTTGGAGTCGGACTCGGAGTCGGAGTATTTGTAGGCAATACAGGTGGAGTTGACGTTGGTGTAGGTGGTGGAGTAGTACATGAATTACAATCTGTATATTCCGCATTTGCAAGCGTACCTAACGTTCCGGTAGGGTCAACAATTTCATAACAATTTCCATCAGGCATTAATAATACAGTATAAGTTGGGAATGTGTTTGCAAGTGCTCTACCCACAGTATAATTATTAAACCCACCATCACATCTTGTTATTGTATAGTTATCATAAGATATACCTGGTGTTGGAGTTGGTGTTGGCGTTCCAGGAGTTGGTGTTGGTGCTCCAGGAGTAGGGCTCGGTGTCGGTGTTGGTGTTGGTGTAACACAAGGTCCTACAAGCGTAACAGTACCACCACCACTTGTTACAGTAGGCACCCCTAATGCACATACTGATGCTGAATCACCAGCATCTACACTTTCTGTTTGTGATGCACCACTACAATCAGTATAACTAAAGTTACCAACTAAACCTGACGCTGCTTCTAAATCCCATTCATTACAACCTCCAGGCGTCGGGGTTGGTGTTGGAGTTGGCGTTGGAGTTGGAGTAGGGTTAGTAGCTATACAAGTATCACAATCTGGGTAAACATTAGTATAGTCATTAGCGTTTACAGTTGAACTAGTTTCATCTATCTCGTAACATCTATCGTCAGCCATTAATACTATATCACCCGGAGCATCTCCACTAGCATCTGCTACTCTAACATTGATATAAGTTGCACTACCTTGTCCTGGACAAATTGTAACAGTGTAATAATTATATCCAAACGTAGGAGTCGGAGTAGGGGTTGGCGTCGGGGTTGGGCTAACCGGAGTAACTGTCGGAGTTGGAGTAACAGTTGGACTACAACTTACTCCAGTGTTATTTGGCGTAGGACCGTTTACTATAGGTGTTGTTCCGTTTAATACACATACCTCAATATCAAAATCCCCTGGCATTATTCCTGTCTGTGTATTGCCATTACAATCAACATACGAGTAAGAACATCCACTACTTCCACTTTGACAGGTTAGTTCCCACACGCTACAAGAAGGAGTAGGTGTAGGTGTAGGAACTGGAGTCGCAGTCGGAGTAGGTGTTGGGGTTGGCGTTGGGGTTGGCGTTGCCGTAGGACAAGGTCCATTTAAAGTAACAGTCCCGTTACCACTTGTTACAGTAGGAACACCTACAGCACAAACTGGTATTGAATCACCATCTGGTACTGTTTCTGTTTGTGGATTACTAGAGCAATCAGTATAACCAAAAGTACCACCACCAGTGCCACCTACTAACTCCCATTCGTTACAACCACCTGGTGTAGGTGTTGGAGTAGGTGTTGGTGTGAGCGTTGGTGTTGGATTAGATGTTAAACAAGCAGTACAATCTACATAAACATTTATATAGTCGTTAGTATTTGCTGGTGCTGCATCTTCTGTTATCTCATAACATCTACCATCGTTCATTTCTACTATATCTCCTGATGTTACACCACTTGCAAATGATGCTCTAACACTACTATATAATGTTCCTCCTCCTCCAGAACAAGGAGTAATAATAAAGTAATTATAAGGCACTGGTGTTGGTGTCGGTGTTAAAGTCGGAGTCGGCGTAGGCGTCTGAGTCGGAGTCGGCGTTGGGCCAGTGGAAGTTGGTGTAGGCGTCGGGGTTGGTGTTGGTGATGCTGTAGACCTATAATCCCACACTAAATATAAAATACTTCCGCTTGCTGGCATAGTGAAATCTACCGAATAAATTGTTGGAGCGCCAACTGTAGATATTGGTGTTGCATCAATTGCTAAAGAGAGTAAACTTGTTATGTCTGTTACATTATTTTGATAAAAAGTGTTTGTTCTTAAATATTTTAATCTATCTGTTGAAGGGTTAAATACAAAATCATCAAAATTAATTTTGTTTGAAGATACAGTTACAGTAGACCCGTCAGTTGGAAAAACTCCACTTCCCTGTGGTCCAGAAAATAACTGGTATTGTGATATAGCAAAGGAAGAAGATGTGCTTGTAAATTCTACTAAATTAGATTCTATAGGTGAAACAGTCACACCGTCAGTCCAACCAAATTCGTTATGTATGAATTGTCCAGCTTCAAGTGGGTCAGTAACACAAATGTTATATATATTTAATGCGCCTGCTTCTGGACAACTTACATTTATTTGAATAGTATCGTTTTGGTCTGAATCTGAGCTAACCACTATTGTAACCTCTTCTACGCTTGGAACATTTTTATCAAGTGTAAAACTACCTGAAGTAGTAACAGAACCTGATGTATATGTTACGCCTTTATAAATAGCTTTTATTGTATACCCAATTTGAGATTGAGACCCCTCTGTAATTAGTTGGTTTCCAGATTCATCTGTCATCAATACGCTAGTTTCGCTTTCAATATCTTGCTCTCCTTCTTGTGGGATTACATAACTTACTGTTACAGTTCCTGTTTGCTCAGTAACATCCACACAATAAACAAAGTCCTGATTAGCTATTATTGTTATATCTTTAGTAACACCACACGCTAAACAAACTGGTATTTCAGGTTTTAATATTGTATTTGAAGTTAATACATACTCGTCCATGTAAGGGTCGTAACCTCCTAATTTTTGTGTAGTAAATGCAGAAGTAAATAAATCCCTAAACCAGCTTCTCATCCCGGTTTCAGATATAACTATAAGTCTTTCGTCTGAAGCTGAACCACCCATCAATTGAAGTACAGCACCTCTTTTAACATCAGTAAAATATTTGTTTTCACCCCAAGCCACAAAACTTTCTGGGTTATTGCTTATACCATAGTTCTCTATACGTGCTATTTGATTTCCTAAAATTTCTGGGACTGAAGCTACTAAACCTCCTCCAGTTGAGTCAGATATAATATTTTTAGATGCTAATACGTATGATATTTTATCCTCTTGTAAAACTAAGATATCAGTTCTTCTTGCATATAATATTTCAACATCTCCATAACTTTCTTCAAGTGGTTTAAAATTGGCTAAACCTAAATTAAATTCATTTAATTTATTAACATTAGTTTCATCATTATATACACCACTATAAGTTAAATCAGCAAACCTAAGAGCTTCTTTATATTCTACGTTAGAAGTTGTAAATACTCTATTACCTAAATTAAAAGATTTACCATTTAAAGCATCTCTTATTTTGTAACTTTCTACACCATTTCCAAACGCAAAACAATTAAAAAATTTAGTATTAACTACACCAGCAACACCTGTAGATATATCTTGATTAGTTATGTTACCGCTATGATTACCGTTTGAATCAATAGAATATGATTCATCGTTTTCATACCACACATCAGGTAATGCTTCTGTTGGTTCTGTTTCAAATACAACGACTGAATCTCTTCTAAACACAGTAAAAGTAATTTCAACACGAGACCTATATCTACTTCCTGTACTAGCACCTGGACAAGCTTCAGTACCGCTTACAAGTAAAGAATAAGTATTGTTAGTATTATTTTCATAAAACCTATAATAGTTATTAAGTAGTAAATCACTTTCCGTCGATGGGCTGTTAAATTCCCCCCCAAATATAGTGTACATTGTTGAATTACCTAAATTATTTCCTGCGTATCCATTTGTTTCTGGAGTACCTGTAGGTGAACCAGGAACTAAACCTGAAATAACAACGTTTCCTACCGGGTCATCAGGGTTTCCACTATAAGTAGTAGCATTATTTTCTATCACATATGTTGCATTACTATCAATAAACCATTGATACATATCTGTGTAAGTATCTTGCGCAATAAATTGTTCTTCTATTACACTTTCTCTTTCTTCACATGGCCCACCCCCACCTGGTCTTCTTTGTTTTATTTTCATTACTATTCTACTTCCGCTAGGCACATTATAATTGGTGCTTGTACCTCCATCTGTAGTGTAAAAAGGATTTGCTGCAACTGGATTTTCATTAGGATTATCTGCTTTTTGCTGAAAAGTTCCTAAAGAAATTATATCACTAGCACTTTCCTCAGTAGAAAAATCTTGAGAATTCATTTTCATATATGTCCCTCCTGGAACAGGATTCCCACTAGCAGGAGTAATAAAGTCCGCAACTTGTGTTTGTTTTTCTAAAACAGTTGCAAATACACAAGATTCAACCGGACCGTTTGCATCTCTTTTTACTATTAATCTATCGCCTTCTTCAACTTTAGCAATATTATCTCCTTCTAATAATAAAAACGTATTATTGGAATTTGGGTCATTAATGAATATGCTTGAATATATGGTCTCATAAGTAGTTCTATCAGGTTTTAACACAAACTTATATCTGGTCGCCCAAGCAGGAGCTCTTTGGGTAGTTGGTATTGTTGCAATAATTTGATTTAAAGTTTGTGAGTTTCTGCAGGGAATATTTACAGTATTATTATTACTAACTAAAGCTGTCGAAGCCCTGTTAAATTCATCCATGTATACTATACCTAATTCATAACCTCTATTACTATGTAAACTTTGTAAATCTGCAGTAGCTTGTAATGTAGCGGTAATAGATGTAAAGGTATTGTATGATACAATTAAATTACTTGTTCCTGGTGATGTTTGAATATATTGAGCTACAGGAAAAAATAGTTGTATTTCAGTTCCATTTAAAATTGAATTAATTGGTTCACCTTTATTAGTGGATGGAGGAACTGAGCTTGTGCTTGACGTTAACCCTGTTTGATTTAAAGAGTAACTAACTCCCCCACCTGATAAAGTTGGTGATAAAGAAAAATTAAACGCATCTGTTAACGTTGCACCTAAACCATTTTGAGCATCTTCTACAGTCTGAATAGCAGAACTTATTAAACCTAGTTTAGATTGAAAATCTGAGCTATTATATAGAGCTGAAACTGTAGTATAGTTATCAACTAAAACATATTGAAAATTAATCAGGGTTTCTCCTTGCAGTTGAGTTGGAGTATCTGTCCCATTATTGTAAGATAAATGTTGATAGGTAAAAGAAAGATTTAAACTTGCTCCTTGAATTAATTTACTTTCATATCCACCTAAATCAAAAGTAAACCCAGCCGTATTTATGTTTTGATTATTACCAAAAGCTGTATAATTGAATGTCAATAAATTAGAAGAATTTAAATCTACTCCACTAGCATCTTCAGTGTCTAAAGCAACAGTGTATTGTAAATTTAGTGGTTGATTATTTATGTCAATTAAATTATATCCTTCTGTGTAATTACCATAAATCAATCTATTACCCATTAAAGTTTGAGCTTTCGCTAATCTAGGTACATTGTCATATAATCTTAATATTTCTGTTTCTGGTAATAAAGTGAAAATTTTACTATTAGTGAAAACATAAGTTGCATTAGTGTTATGTGGCCCTAATGATGATTTTTTTATTTTTTCAATAATTTTTATTGTAGGGTCGTTAGCCTCTTTAAACAATAAATCTATACCAACTACTAATGAACTTCCCGTATTATATGTAATTTGTACTGCATTTTTGGAATTAACCATTCCCTCGTTTAAAAAACTATTTGGAGAAAATTCAAAAAAACTTGGTTGAAAAGCTGGTTCACTAAACTGTGAAACAGCTGAATATTCGCCATTTGAATATTTATATCTGTAAGCAAAACAAATAAAATTATCTTCTAAAAAAGAATCTTGTAAAGTAGTGCTTAATAAATTTAATGTTGGTGCAGCCAGAGGCGGTTTTTTAATCACTAAAATTTCTTCATCACTAAATTGGTCTACATTATTAAAAGGAACAGAGTAATTAAAATCTATATTTATAACTCTTGGAGCATTTAAATTGTCTGTAAAAAAAATTAAATTATCTATTTTACTTACAGAGGTTATAAGAAAATTTGAGTTAAAATTTAAAGTAGTTTTTGTATTATCACCAGAATTAATACTTACGACGTGATAAATAAGAGAGCCTGTTATAACATTATAAGAAACAATTAAATCTAATTTACCAGTAGCTCCTACAGTAAATGCTGGGTCATGAACAAACCAATATATAGTTTCATTTGCACCATCTTCAAAAACACCAATACATCTAGCAGAGCTGCTTAATGCAGTACCGTCTATATATTGTAATGATGTAACCTGGACGTTACCCTTAGCATTTTCAACAGCCCCTATTTCTGATTCTTCAGTAGAACCAAGCCTAACATTCAAAGCATCTATATACTCTCCGTTTGGTATAAGCCTTTCATCAAGGCTTTTGTTCATACGCCCAGCTACAAAATTTCTTTGAATGTTTGCCATTTTATTTTATCCACTTATCTTCACCTCTAAGATTCATAAGCAATCTACTTGGGTGAATGTTACTTAATCTGATTTTAGCATTTCTTAATAAAGCTTGTTTGTTTTTTCTTGCTCTATTAATAATATACTCTTGCACTCCAAATTTACTATTTAATATAGCATATTGTATATAAGCATAAATATAATCTTCAAATAATTTATTTACACTTATTTGTGAGTCATCGCCATTTTCCATTCCATCAGATATGTATTGTAACACACATTGTCTATTAGCCATAGTTGAATCAAAATTAATAACACCAGCTTTTTTATCAATAGTAAAAGTAGGATTAATGTTGGCTGTTTCTGTGTTTAAACCATATCTAGCTCCGATACGAGAATTGTATATGTCGCCATCACAATCAATACAGTTACCGTTCTCATCAGTTTCATTATTTTGATTTAAATAAATACTATTTAAAGACCCATCTTTTCTGGAAGTATCTAAATTTGACTCTATAGTTGATACATTATTATTTCCATCATATCCAAACACTGCAGTAGAGTTTTGAAGGTATTGAATGGAAGATTGTACTTGAATATTTTCAGTTAATTCTCTTAAGGTATTACCCTCAAACAAATAAAGCTTTACCCAGTTTACATAATCAGACGGTAAAACAAAACGCAAATCATCATATACTGTCAACTCTAATGCTTTTATTTCTTTAAAAGCATCGTAGTTTAATTCCTGAATTGCTCTCTTTGCGTGAAATAATATCTTATATCTATTTTCATTATTGACTAACGAATGATTTCCATTATACATTAATTCAAAATTAGTCATTATGTTATCTAAGCTTACATATTGATAAGAACCCCAATTACTATCTGTGGGTGCAACCCCATCATTAGTATAATATTTTCGCTGATTTATATATGCCATAATTATGTATTAGTTTGATTTTGCTGTTGCTCTTCTATTTGTCCAAACTGAAATACATCAGCTTCTCTTATTGATATACCTGCATATTGTAATATTCTTGCTACTAAATTATTAGAGTCATCTATTGGTAATTCAAAATCTTGGTAATCACTTTGCGTTTGGTCAAACAAAGGTTCACCATTATATAAAGTAACATAAGTCCATTTTGGGTCTAATGGATATCGAACGTAAGTTGCTTGTATATCTAAAGCTCCACTGAATGTGGTAGGAAAAATAGTTATAGAATCTCCCTTTTGAGTATAAGCTGGGTATTGAGATGAGGGAGCGGTTAAAAGAGATTTGTTTAACAGGTCTATTTTATTAATACTAACTTTTTCTGCTTGACCCTTTAAAACACCTCCCACGTAACACAGAACTTTATTTAATAAATAATAATCATCACCCGTAGTTGTTTGACTAGGAAGATAATATATGTTATTAGAGTTTTGTACTAAAGTTTTTGTAACAGAAAAAGTATCAATCACCTCTTCATAACCAAGTTTTATATCAGCATATCCCGTTCCCGAAACCCTTGCATTTTCCTCGTTTATTTGCTGATTATAATTTATAAAATATTCGTCAAACAAATCTAATTGTGCTTGTTTAGCAAACAAATTAAAATCGCTAGGAGATATATATCCGTAGTTATTTTTGTTGATAATAGCAAGCACAGTATTTCTTACAGAATTTATCATTTGAAAATCTTTTTACAAAGATACATAAAATAAAAAAGCACCTAGGATTTAGGTGCTTTCTCGCTGTCGATAGTAAAGGAAGGATTATATTGTTCCTACTGCTACACTAGTAAACACTAGTCCACCAGCTTTCGATACTGGTACTGCTGCGTTTGTCCAAGAAGTTTCTGCTGCAGTAACTAATGCTGCATTAACATTCTCGCTAAACCCAGAAGTTAATCCAGTTCCAGTAACTGTCATTTTGTGTGTTCCATTAGTCAGATAAATTTCTCCTGCAGTTGAACTTGCTGTTTCTGCATAAAGAATTGAATCTGTGTTGATGTGAACATTACCGTCACTTGCTGTATCTAAAGTTATATATTTTGCCATGTTAAAAATTTTATGGGTTAAACAAAAAGCAAAGTTACGAATTTTTTGCTAACGCTTTTAAATGTTTAAAAGACTCTAAACCATCATCACTTTGAAAGTAAGAACCTATTATGAATAAAGGGTCTTCACCGTATGGTATATTACACATTTTCTTTTTATTTGAATCTGTGTTAAACCACACCTCTTTCTTATTGTTTCTTAACTGTATTAGATTTTTATCTAAAATGTTTTGTATGTCAGCATTAAATTTAAGAGCCGGGTCTTTTAATAAATTCATAAAACCACCAGGGTTTTGTTTTGCAAATATTAATATATCCCTTCTTAATTCAGCTGTTGTAACTTTTGATACATCATTCTGAAATAAAACTCTAGCTACGTTTTCAACTTGTTCAACTGTTAGCTGTCTTGCTTCAATTAAAGCATCAACTTCTAAGTTTAAGTCTTCAACTAATTCAGCAGCTTCTTTTGCTTTATTGACTTCTACAAATATTCTTCCTTTTCCTGGATGTAAATCCATGAACTTTTGAAGTACCTGATTATTCTTTGGCACGTGTAAGAATCCATCTTCAAATACAATTGGCTCAACAATAGCATTATCATCTTGCTCATCTTGAAATGGTGAGTTTTGGTTTCTTGCATATCTAAGTGGTCTATTAAGACCTGTGTCCTCGTCAAAGTGTAACAGCGGAAATCTTGTTGTATGCCTTGATGCTAATATCAAAGATAAGGGAGCTGTTTCTCTTGTAAGTTTATATTGTTTATCTACGAACTTTGGTGTAGATTTTTTAGGAGTAATTTTAACTGTGTCCATATTAGGACTTGTCTTTTCTTTTTTCATTTGATTTAATTTAATTTAAAATTTAAAAAAGGGGCACATTGCTGTACCCCTTGTAATTAAGTATTAGTCTTGGAATAAGAAGAAGTTGTTTGCACCTAAAGTACATACAGCTCTCTCAGACAAGAAGTTTACTTGCATGTTATCGATATCTGACGTTGCAGCACCACCAGCAGAACCAGTAATCCAAGTCTTATATCTTCTGTCTTCAGTTTCTGAAGCTCTATATCTAACATGTAAGAAAGGTCTCTTAGCGTTTTTACCAAGAATTTGGTCATAAACACTTGTAGAACCAGCTGGAACTAATAGTCCATTGATTTTACCTGAACCTGCACCTGATGGTAAACCACCTCTCATTGTAGGGTCGTTTAAATATTTCCAATCAGTCTTATAGAAATCGTATCCTCTTCTGAATCCAGAGAATCCTAAGTTCAATGCCATTTCTTCGTCATTGTCAAATAGACCGTAAGAAGTACCACCCGCTCCGTAAGAGTTTTGAGCAGCTAACATATCGTCCATATCAAAAATGAATTGTCTGTTTGCAAAAATTACATTTTCTTCAATAGCTCCTTGTTTGTCTAATCTACTAATGATTGAATCGAAGTCTGCTAAGGTAGTTGGATTACCACCGTCCCAGATGTTTCCTCTTTGAGAAACTGCATAGAAAATACCGTCTGACCCAGCACCTGGGTTAGCAGCACCACCTGCGCTTCCTAAGATTGCAGCAGCTCCAGAGTTTTGCTCTGCAGGTACAGCTTCAATCATAGCTGTTTCTAAATAGTCATCGAATCTTAATCTTGTTTCGTGCTCAGA